TCCTCTACACGTTTTGTTCTGGCGAGTTCATCTGCCGCCTTGGCCGCGCGTTGTTCCTGTACGGCGCTAAGCTGACTTTGCCGAAGGTTAGTGTCTGCCTGCTCTATCGCTGCCCTTTGCGTGGCGACATCTGGCCCAACCTCTGGTGCAACATCTGGTGCAACATCTGTCCTTACAGTTCCAACGCCTCTGTCCAACTGCTCCTGCTTCACAGCGGACGCTTGACGCGCCCTCAGGTCATCCAGTGTTTCCGTTGGCTGATCAGCCGCAACTTCCTTGGCGTACTGCCCGCGGTCTGCGGTCTCCTGTCCCTCTTGGATAAGGTCAGCGGCAAGCTGTTCTTGCGGTGTCCCTACTGTCCCACCCGGATTTTGTTCGGTGTTGAATGCTCCGCCAACTCCACCAATTGCACCGCCCATGATCGCTGAGGCTGCTGCAATTTCTAAGTAGCGTTCTTTAAATTTAGGGTCGAGTGGGTCTTCGCCAGACTGAATGATGGTGAGGACTTCTTGGCCAAGTTCTGTTGGCACCTCAGTCAAAGCACCAGCAGTACCCCGGCCAACAACTCTGGTTAAAAGTCCGGTGCCTTTAGCAAGGGGCTTAATGCCCCAACCAATCAACCGACCGCCAAGACCTTCCAAGGCTGACTTACCAATAGCGTTCAAAGCAGCAACGCGGTCATCAATCTCTACTGGCCTGCCGCTCTCTATGTCCACACGTCTTTGCTCAGCACGGTTCTCACCGTACAAAAGCGGATAGCTGCCTATCGCGCCGCCTGTGACACCGCCCAGAAACGCACCAAGTCCAGCCCCAGCGGGACCAAAGGCTGCGCCGCCCGCGGCTCCAAGCTTACCGCCAGCGTATGCGCCAGCCATTACCGGAGCATAGTACGGAACTTGTGATGCAAGTGTTTCCCCAGCGAACAGGCCGAACGATCCGATGTCTTCTACGTCTGCAAGCCTTGTCGCGTACTGACCGTACTTTTCTTGCCTCTCCTGCCCAGCTTCCATGAGGCTGCCGCCAGCTTCATCAAACCCAATGCCCTCAAGTGTCTCGCCAAACATTTCCTGAACACTGCCGATGCCAGTCTGAAGCGACCGACCAAGGGCTGTGCCGGGTGGGTTGAAATCTTCAGGCGCAGCAACGGGTGCAGGCGCAGGCGCAGGTGTGCGTGAAGAATACCAGTCGTTAATACGCTGGGCCTCAGTGTCTGTTGGTTGCTCTCCGCTGATCTTGACTGTCGTCGGCAGTCCAGTGGATGGGTCTGTTACAACAAGATATCCCATTCCCAGTTTTCTCCTTGAGGTCTACTGGGTTGGAACACCCATTGAGAGACCCGTAATTCCAATTGGCGGTGCTGCCTGCGTCGGCGCTTGAGTGGCATCGTAACCAGTTCCAAGCCGCCTGTTGATAGTAAACTCATAGTTTGCGGCGTCACGGGCCTGAAGCGATGCTGCCATCTCTTGACGAAGCTGTGCGACACGATCCTCGTCTACCACGCCCAACTCATTGCCCAGAAGAATTGCAATTTCATCCTGAATATTTTTAATCTTTGTGTTGTACGGCTCAAGATATGCATCTCTATACCGCTCCTCACCCGCGCTGAGTTCCAAAGAAGTTTCTCCGATGCCACTGCCACTGCCACTGCCACCGCCGGAAGCCGCCGCCCGCGCCTTGGCAACAGCATCAGCCTGCTTCAGCTTGAGGCCCATCATGGTCTCCTGAAGCTTCCACATCTCGCCTGAGTTGTTGGCCTTCATCGCCTCATAGTCTTCAAGCGCCGCCATGCCAGCCTCGCCCATAGCCATACCGAGCGTTGGTGCTTTCGACTCCATAAGACCAAGGCCAAGCTTGGCGATGGTAAGCCACTTCTGCTGCTCCTCGCCTTTGGTAATGTCGTCCATGCGCTGGCGAAGCATGCCTTCGTACTCTGCGAATATCCCGCCAGAAGGGGAAGACCCAGCGCCACCCGCGCCACCTTGCGATGGGGATGTACGCTGGGTTCCACCCGGAGGGGAGGACTCCGGGTCTGTGGTTGGCTCGTCTATGACACCAAATGAAAGCGCAGGGTCTCCCGGCATACGCGGCAAAGCGCCCGTGTCTGCTGGCGGAAGGCCGAATGAAAGACCGCCACCGGAAGGCTTTGGCTCTTGGCCAACTGAGGCAGGCTCCTTTGCCCAACCGTCCACGGCAAATGGGTCGAACGGCGTGATCATCTCAGGATCAGGCTGCTCTGCTCGTTGGGAGTAGTACATATCATCAGGGATGCTGGAATTAACCGGGTATCCGCGAAGGTCTGTTTGTTGAGGGTCCATATACCACGGCATTGGCCCACCGAAGCTGGCAGCTTTATTGCCAGTTCCAGATTGATTAGCCCCCGGCTCTTCCATCGCGTTCAATTGCGGCGCTCTCATGTCATCCGTAGCGCCAGCAAATCCTGCGCCGGGGTACAGAATATCACCACCCATAGGGGGCTGAGGAGGTTGACTGCCGTCACTCAGATCAATCACTGGCATGCCGCCAGTTGGAGAGCCTAGAGGTGGAGTGTCTGGCCGAGGCGTCCAGTCTGAACCACCGCCGCCACGCAGCCCAGCCATAAGCCTGTCAGGCAACTCAAGACTTGCGTCTCCAATGCCAGTTGGTACGCCAGACATTGGACCGTCGATCATCTGTGACATCGCTTCAGGGCCAACACTTGCATTTGGTAGCTGCCCCATACCTGCGCGTTGCAGTCTCCCCGGAAGAAGCCCAGCATCAGGTGGTGTACTGGTGGAGAAATTTATTCCGCTTCCAGATTGCGCCTGCATGCGTGGGTCAAACCCAGCAGGTGGCTGATACCCAGAAACATCTGGTCCATACTCTGGTGCCTGACCAATGGAACGAAGGTAGGCCAGAAGCGCCTCGTAATCGTTTTTGATGTTCTCGCCTGCAGTCATTGTCGTCCGGCCAATGCCGCCGCTCTCGGCATACCCCATTACTTCGCCACCCTTGGCGTAGCCCATCTGCTGCCCCGGCTGCTGGCCCATCTGCTGGCCCATAGGTGTTGGTCGGTTGGTGATCGACTGCATCGCAGTAGGTTCCATAGAACCATTTTGAGATTTCATCGCCATCGCATTCGGTGCCAGTGCGTTCATCGCGTTACGTGCTGGCAGAGCGCCAATCCCTGCCGCGTTGACAGACCGCATGACCTGATCCTTCACGGACGCCTGATCCTGAGGGTTACCCCCGGCCATCGCCTGCCGCTTCTTCCGGTCTGTGATCTCACTCAAGACAAGATACTGCGGGGCTGAAGCTGTCTGCATTGCCTTCATCAGTTGCGGCATGCTGAAGTTCTTTAGGTCGTCAGAGATTGCTGCGATGTTTTCCATTGTCACTGAAGTCCATTATAGAGGCCAAGTGCCGAGATGCCTGCTCCGATTGCGTCCTGATATGGACTGCGGGCCATGTACATCTGCTGCGCTGTATCAGGCTGAATGCCCATACCCTGAATGATTGAACTGTACATGTTAAGCTGGTCTTTTGGATAGGCAAGCTGACGCAGGTAGTCTTCGTACCCGACATCAAGAATGCCCTGCTGTGTACCCTCAATGTCCGCGCCAATCTGCTCGCGCAGTTGTGCGTCTTCAAGGATTGCCTGACGCTCTGCAGCGCCCATGTTCAGGAGGTTGCTGCCAATGTCGGCACTCATGCCAGCGCCCTGACCAAGAAGGTCTGCCATAAGCTGCTCGCGAGATAAGTCCATCTCACCACCAAACTGGCTTTCGCCCTGACCCATTGCCTCGTAGCGGGCGAGTTCAGCGGCACGAGCCTGATCGGTTGTCATGGATGCATCACGGTCTGCACCAAACAAGCGTCCAGCGAGGTCATATGCACCAAGCCGGGTGTCTGTCTCAAGGCCCATCATCTGGCGGCGATAGTCATCAATCCGCGCGTTCTCTCCAGCGCGTTCACTGTCGCGAGCCAAGATGGTTGCGCGGTCTTCGCCAAACATATTCTGTGCGTCTTGATACGCAGACTGCTGGCCCCTCGCTTGGATGCCACCCATCTGGCGGGCGAGGTCTTCGTATGCCAGTCCCTGCACGACACCTTCTCTGGTGCCGCCAAACGCTCCTGCGTTAACTGCCTGCGCGTCTCGGTTTGCCTGAGAGCGCTGGAAGTCCAGCATCGCCTGATCCTTCTCAACGTCCACCACGTTCTGCATGTACGGTGACATGTAGCGGCTGGCGGCTGCTGGCGTGAACCTGTTCACGTCCATGAAGTCATACTGGTTTGCTTCGCCGCCCTCAAAGTTTGTGAGAGATGGATCGACATACTGTGACGCAGTGTTCAATCCCCACTGTGAGGGGTCATTGTATCCATATTGAGAACCTTGGTACTGGCTGTAGTCGCCAGTCTGAAAGTTCATCAGGTCATTAGCGCCAGACAGCCCGCTCATTGTCGCGTCATACGCGCCCTCAAGGCCGGGGATGCCCTGCATCCCCATGACCATGTCTCGCGCAAGCCATGTCTCAGGAGCCGTCTCAGCGGACCTCTGACCTTCATACGGCTGGTAGTCCCGGAGGCTTTCGCTCTCGGCACGGTCCATCAGTCGTGTCATGTATGGTTCAGCATACTCTGGCAGTGATGTCTGCCTTACCGTCTGCTCTGTTGGAGCGCTGCTACCCTTACTCATCAGTCAAGTCCTTCCTGAAGGAGACATGCTCCTCTTGCCAGCCAGCATTCTGAAGTATCTTCTTCCAGCCTTTTCTTCCTTGGCCAGTCATAAAATCGCACTTCATTGAACGAGCATATTCCTCAAGTTTTTCTTGAAACTGGGGGAACCACTTATCCATTTCTTCTCCGCCAATCCAATCCATCTCAAGCGCACGGCCATTTGGATATTCTTGAACGCGCGTAGTTATTGCAGCCTTCAATTTGTTCTCATCGTCCATAGCAACCCACAACGCAATATACTGCCCGTCAATATGCTCTTTGACGCTTTCAATTGTGAAACGACGCTTCGCAAATTTTAGCGCAGGCTCAAGAAGACTTTTTGCTTCATCCCAAAGGACGTCCACTACTTCGTATGGTACAGCGCTTACTCTCACATCATCCCCGCCGTCATGCCTTCAAAGTTCACACGCTCAGGGTGGTCCTTGCGTCCGTAATGTTCCTGACGAACCTGCTCAAGAAGGTTGGTGACCTTGTCCATCCCCTTGTCCGCATCACCGCTACCGATAGCTGAGAGGTCAGGCTTCGAGATAACCATCTCTCCGCTGTTGATACGTGCTGGCTCAACGCCATCGACCATCGCTGGCATATCGTCTGCCATTCCGTCCGGCCCACCAGCCTCAGGCATTGCGCGGCTTTGGCCACTGCCCTGTACCTGAGCAACGAGTTCCTTGATCATGGCATCGGCCTGTTCCGGCCCATACTGCTGAAGCAACTTCTGGTAGAGCGCGCCCATAGCCTGCTGCGGGTCTACGTTTGGGTCACCCATGATTGCAGCAATGGCGTTCTGAACCTCTGTGGTTCTGGCATCCATTCCGGGAGTGGCGACCTTTCCACCTTCAGCGTAGATCGCGCCAAGGCTTTCATACTGGCTTTGCGCCCTGTCGCCTTCTCTCCTTGCCTGTCGATCCGCAGCGCTACCCCTCCAGTTGCCACCGTCTGATCTTCCATTGTCACCATACTGCGATGTCAAAGATGCCAAGCCACTTAACGGGGCAGGTGCGTTCAGATCAGACGACCCTCCAGTCATGTAGTCGGAGTATGGGTTCTGGATCGGGCTGATGTCAGGCATTTGTGATGGGCCAATAGACGTGATGCCCTGACGCCGTATGCCACGAGGGCCTTCCCCAGCCATGTAGCGCGCTTGAAGATTACGAGCGTTTTGAGACGCCTGACCAATCTGCTGTGGGGCAGACGCCGGACGTGACAGGTATTGCGTCATTGGATCAGGAAGGACTGCCGCAGACTCAACAGCGCCACCTTCAGCATATCCAGCAGCGTCCCTGAGAAGGTTGTCCCTCGCTACGTTTGGCTGAATGCCATAGTCCCACTCTGGACTGATGCCGGGGATATACCCAGCAGGTGGTGTTCCAGCGGTTGGAGCGCCGGGGGGCTGAGCCTCAGGTCGCCAGACCTTTTCGCGTGGCTTAATCTCCGGGCCAGTTGGGCCGCCCAGAGCGCCAAGTGCCATACCGCCGAGCGCTACGTTGGTCGGGGTGAGCATGCTCATCAACCCACCACCACCAGCAGCAGCACCACCAGCAGCGGCATTGGCCCCAGTGGCAGCAGCAGCACCGCCAGCAGCGGCGGGTGACCCCAAAGCCGCGGCCACGCCGGGAGCGGCTAAGGGAGCGCCTTGGGCAGCGGCAGTAGCGCCAGTAGCGCCTCCACCAAACAGGCTTCCAAGACCCCCGTCTCCCACCATAGCGCCACCAAGAGCGCCGGGAAGCGCGCTTGCCAAACTGAAGTCACCGCCATCAAGTGCATCGCCAGCCAGAGAGCCAAGTCCACCAGCCAGCCAAGGGGCCATGCCGGGGAGAAGTGACGGGGCCAACATTCCAAACAGAAAGGGTAACATGTCTATTCCTTAGGTTGCTGCAATGTATAGTAGCAGCTTCAGTTTGCTTTGTTTACCATAAGTTCCATAGAACTTTATGGCGTCAGCACAATGACATCACCAAGAGATGACGTAAGCGCTACGGTCGATGGGGCAGAAATGTTGTTCGATGCGATTTTTACAGAGGTTCCATCGCGGTATAAGGTGCCAGCTTCAAGACCTTGATCTCCGTCAGGCAGGTCTGTGAGGACAATCTTCGTCCCCCTCATTTCACCGGGGTTCGTTGTAAGAGCGGCGAACTGCGCAAAGGCACGGACAAGGTCAGTCATAAAGCGCTGACTATACTCCTGCGGCGGGTTTCCAAAGTACGGTATGCCGGATGGGCCGATCAAAGCCATTAGCGCCTCCCGTCCGTTCTCATGCCGATACGCGGAATGCCAAGACGCCACTGCACATTCAGTTCGTCTGCATCCACACGCATAGTCATAGACCTGCCGCGCAGCCTGATGTGCTGTTGCTCCGTAAATTGCTCTATTGGAACAGTGGCGGTCTGAGATGTTACAGCCACATCGCTGTTGTCAAACGATGAGCCGGGAAAGCGCCGAGCCTTGAGCGTCATCGTTGCCATTGGATCGCCTGTGGAATTTACAAACGTGACGTCAGGAATGATGCGGTTTGCAAAAAAGAACTGATCTCCATCCGCAATATCGAAAGTGGCGCTTTCAATATACGATGGCAAGGAAACAGCCGGGTTACTTGACCCATCGTTGAGACCTTTTTCATGCTCGTACAAGTAGCCGTCAGTCCCGGCGGCGATTGCATAGTCTGTCAATCCTGATGGATGCCATGCAGTCCGCACCATGCTCCCGAAATACCAGATACTTTCAAGGTAATTGAACACAACGTAACTGTCATTCTCGCTGGCACCGCTGCTTGGATACCACCACCATACTTCTGAGAATTTCAGGTTGTGTCCGGCAACGACCTTCTGCCTCTCATCGATGTTGAAGTTATCGAAAACGTAACTCTTCACGTCGCACTCGATCTCACGGACTGTGCCGTCATAGACCATGAACTTTCCGTTCGCCATCCAGAACAAGCCATCGTCCACCGTAGTCACGGAGATGCGAGACATAAGTTCAGTCGATGATGAAATCTCCTGAATACCAAAAGTATATGGAGGCCCAAGGAACTGCATTGAGTGCATGGACTGGTCAGTGAAGATTATAATCTCTCGCTTGGTCTGCACGGCTCGAACGATCTCAGCACCACGAGACAGTCTAAGGCTGCCAGCAGTGTTGGTTGTGCGCGTTGTCCAGTCCGAGGCGTTCTCTTGGTCTGACCACCTGATGAGGAGAGGGTCAGAATTACCCGGATCATCTTCAGCGTCACACCCAAGGCAAATTACATGTCGGTCTTGGTCAGACACCATAGTCTGCGTTGCAAACAATGGAGCATCGCTTGCGCCGGAAAGACTGCTTAAAGGCACCGCCCGAACTGTCCCGATGCCTCCGCTGACATCCCAGTAGTAGATGCCGCCGTTCACTGGGTTAATGATCAGGTCTTCGCCAAAGTTATCCTGAGACCAGATACGCAATATTTGAGAACCAGCAGTTGATGGGGCAGCTTCCCCCCATCCGCCGTCACCCCAAGCACCAGCGCTCCAGCCTGTACCTGTCAGTCCTGTGTCGAGGCCAACATTGACCTGATAAACACCGATGACAGACGCGCCACCATTCCCAGTGTCTGACCCGTTGGCCGTAACGCTGAGTTCAATGGTGTAGGTATTGGCATCTGTAACCGTTGCGATTTGATGCTCAGCGTTCATGACTGGAGCCGTAACCAAGCCACCAAGACTACTCGCGCCGGAGAAAGTAACAAAGTCGTTTGGAAAGGCACCGTGATTGCTGTCGGTTACCGTCAGCATGTTAGACCCGTTTGACGCAGAAAACGTGACATCTCCAGCCGCAGTCGTTGTGCGTATTGGGGTGATGTCGTAAAAAGCGCCGCCGTACAGGGCGTAAAATTTCCACGTAGTGCCGACGCCGAGAAGCAAGTCCCCTGCGAGAACGGTCCATGTGTATAGGGAGCGACACGTACCGAGGAATGTATCATTCAGGAGCCTCGACCAGCCGCCTATGCTTTCTGGAAAGCCATGACGGAACCTGATCTTATCGCCATCATACCAACCGCCCTCACCAGCAAAGCGTGTATGCTCCCTGTTAATTCCCGGCGTCAACTTGATGGGGACAAGTTTAGACATTCAAAACCTCGCCAAGATAAGTTCAACACCAACAACCGTGCCGACATCGCCATCCGTATTCATTGCTGGAGCAACAAACAGCCGCCCCATATCGCTATACTCAAAGCCAACGCGGCCAAACGGTATGACTGGGCCGCCGCTGTAGCCCGTTGCGCCGCCAATCTCACCAAAAGCCGATATGGTATCGCTCAGCGCATAGTCACCGAGGAAACCAACAGCTAGGCTTGGATTGCCTTCGCTGTTCAGAAAGAACGCAGCCATGATCGGATATTCTGTGCTTTCATAGCGAACGCCGGGATGAACTTCCGTCCAGTCTCCCTGTAGTTGGTGATCACTGAAGGCTAACAGAATTTCAAACATTAGCTGTTTCTCAGTCCGTACATTGTGATGGTGCCTGATGCGATGTTGTCTAAACTGAAATAAAATTGTATCGCATCAACGTCCGCAGAGCTTTTTCGCGCTCCACCTGCAGCAACAAAACACATGTACCCACTAGAATTTGTGTAATTTGCCTCCCAAACGGCGCGAGTTTGTTTTGCCACTCCTGCGTTTGTGACGTGCATAACAAAATCAACACCATCTTCGCCCGGATCTGAACCAACATCATTCTGGCCAAGAATGTTGATCGCGCTGACATTTTCGCCTTGTATGTCGAACCGTGTTCCTGTGGAAGGCATCCATCTCCCTGCGTATGTGTAATCACCTGTCGTGCTGTCATAAGTAGAGCCGCCGTTCGTGCTTGTTCTGGAACGAAGCCCATTTCCGATGGTTTCAAGGATAGGGACAAGCCCCTGACCTACAAACTTATACGCATCGTATTTCGTGGCATCAAAGCCTGTGAAGTCCAAGGTTGCGGTGTTTGACGCATCTTGGCTTTCGATGAAGACCATAGCACCGGCGGATGCATCAGCGTAAGCCTTAATAGACTGCTGCGTGGCTAGGGCTGTGGCGCTGTTGGAAGACATAGTGTCTTGGTCGAGGATGGCTGTGACCCTCGCGCCAGTGTTACCTAACCTTACTCCGCTGTCGTTAATGTCGAAGCGATTGGTGCCGCCAGTACGGTACACTTGTGCATCGGTTGTGAAGGTGAGGCTGTTGTCAATGTCGCCCGTGTGAGCAAGCGAGCCAGCAATGTCCACTACACCTGTAGCGGAGATTGTACCAAACGATACGTTGTCCCCACTCTCGTATGGTGCTGACGCCAGCCCACCGAGGTAGCCCCACTGGGTAGCACTGATCGTGGTCGCTCCGATGTTTTGAAGTTCCGCAAGTTCAGTGGCGGCAAGAGGGTTGGCAACGTAGGTCGCCAAGTCTGCGCTGTACGCCTGAACGTCAGTGCCAATCTCAAGGTTGACTGTCTGCTTGAAGTTCGCCTCTGTGGTTGTACCAAGAAGCGTTCCTGCATATGCCCCGGCACCACCAAGATAACCCCACTGGGCAGAACTGATTGTTGTCGCTCCGATGTTACTAAGGTCATCAATGTAAGCTTGAACGGTTACACCGATATCAGCCGGGACCAAAGCATCGCTTGCTGGCGGCGCTCCAGTCAAGCCACCAAGGTAGCCCCACTGAGTCGCGGAGATCGTTGTCGCTCCAATGTTTTGCAGTTCCGCGAGTTCAGTCTGCGTCAATGGCGTTGCAGCATATACCGTAAGTTCGTCCGCTTCAGCATCTGTTGGGAAGCGGCCAATGCCTGTACACGTTGCCCCAGCGCCGCCTCCATCAAACTTGACCACAGCAGTGGCCCCGTTCGCCAAAACGTAGTCGTTCGCGGCATTATAAGTTCCTTGGAACAAAATCAGGCTGCGACCGTTAGTCAGTGAGTTTCTGACGTAGAAGATTTTCTCCGCATCGTTTGGGTCAAGTCGAACATATGCAGTTGCGCCGAGATCAGCCCCGTCAACGAAGTCGATATATCTGTGACGACCTTCAGACGTTGCGCCATCGCTAATGACCAAGGTGTTCGGAGAGCCGGAACTTCCTGCTGATGCAAGAGTCTTGGAGAGTTGCCCCTCAAGGGACTCATCAATAAGGTTCCAGTTGGTATTTGTGGTATCGCCCCAAGTGCCTGACTGCTCGCCATCACCAATGAGTTCGATGCCATTGTTGAGTGAATATGTTGAAGCCATATTGTTTTATCCCATCATCTCAGCCTGCGTTCTGAGTTGTCGCAATGAGCAAAATTGCGCAGGATTTTTTTGCAGCATACTGTTCGAGCATTTCCATTACAAGATTAAGCTGCGTCCTCATCCCAATCTGGATCGTTACTGCAGTCAATCTGCCCCCATCCCGGAGACTGGCTTGGCTCGTCTTGGCTCCAGCCCGGTGCTTGGCTGCCGCTTATCTCAGAGAAGCCGGGGTTCTGCGATGGCGCGTCCTGTGACCATCCGGCGTCAGGTCCGCACTGAACGATACCCCACACGTTCACGAAGCCAACGGAAGCGGTAAGTTCCTCCCCGGTCGGCTTGATGATCAGTATCTCGAAGAACGGTGTCGAAACCTCTGAGGCGCTTTCTACGTTTGCCGCAGTAAGATTGAAAATCCGCTCCACCCCAGCGGTCGATACGTCAGAGGAACTCTCCACCCCGACAGGCGTCGTGATGTAGACCTGAGCGATTGAAACGGTTTTTGTGGTGCTGGCGCTTTCGATGTTGGTCGCGGAGAAGCTGACGACCTGAACTGCAGACGGACTGCTGACAGCGGAAGCTGATTGCACATCCGTAACGGTTAGGGCGTTCTCCTCGCTAAGGGCCACAGAGGGCGTCTCAGAGGCGCTCTCGACGTTTACTGGCGTCAGGGCGTGAACCTGCCCAATGGCGCTCACAGACGTCTCTGACGCGCTCTCCACGTTTGTCGGGGTGAGTTCTGTGAACGTCTCCTCAAAAACCGGGGCAGATACCGCAGAGCCAGACGATACGTTGACGGATGTCAGGCCGACGATGTGAACCAAAGTATTGGTGGTAACGCTGCTTGCGCTCTGTACGTCAGTAGCGTTCAGGATGTGCGTCTGAGCAAAGTCATTGGTGGTGACGCTGGACGCAGACTGAACATCTGCTGCCGTGAGGCCATTCTCTTCAGAGAGGCTATTTGTCGTTACTGCCGAAGCTGACTGGACGTTGACCGCATCAAGGGCGACAACAACTGTCAGTTCATTGGTGCTTACCGAAGATGCCGATTGGACGTTCGTAGCGTCCAGAATGTTTTCTTCAGAAAGTTCCGGGGAACTTATTGTGGATGCCGACTGAACATTGACCGCGTCAAGAATGTGCGTCTGAGCAAAATCATTTGTCGATACGAAAGATGCGCTCTCAACATTGACGGGAGAAAGGCCGCCCTGCTGAACGAATACTGGTGCGCTTACATCTGAGGCAGACTGAACATTTGTCGCATCTGCATTTACAACTCGAACGAGATCGTTGGTCGATACGCTTGATGCGGACTGTACGCTGGTCGCGTTGAGCGTGTTCTCTTCAGACAGATCGTTTGTGGTGACGCTGCTTGCGCTTTCGACGTTTGTAGCGTCGAGGATATGGGTTTGTGCAATCGCTGTCGTAGAGACGGCAGAAGCAGTTTCAATGTTTTCAGCACTCAGAACATCAACGCCGCTTCCAGCAATGGTAACTTGGAACTCAGCCCATGTAACGATGGCTCTCGTCGCAGTCGCTTGCGCTGGTGAAGATACTGCGCTGGCTGACTGTACGTTGGTTGCGTTCAGTATGTGCGTTTGTGCGATGGCAGACGAAGAAACCGCGCTGGCAGACTGGACGTCTGTCGCGTTCAGGACGTTGCTTTCAGCAAGGTCATTTGTCGATACAGCCGAAGCTGACTGCACGTCATTCGCTGTTAATGCGTTTTCCTCGGCCAGACTGTTCGTGCTGACGTTTGATGCCGATTGCACATTTGCTGCATCAAGGATGTGGGTTTGTGCCAGATCGTTGGTACTGACAGCGGAGGCTGACTGGACGTTTGTCGCGTCAAGGTTTGAGAAAACCTCAAGCGCTGGGGCCGAAACAACAGAAGCCGACTGAACATTCGTCGCGTTGGCATTGATGATGCGAGCGAGATCATTTGTTGAAACGGAGGATGCCGACTGAACATCAGTGACTGTCAGCGCATTCTCTTCTGAAAGATCGTTCGTGCTTACGGTCGATGCCGACTGCACGTTGACCGCGGTTAGCGCCCCTTCAACTGTGAGATCGTTTGTGGAAACAGCGCTGGCGCTCTGAACATTTGTGGCGTCCAGAACGTGGACCTGCGCAATGTCGTTGGTGCTGACAGCAGAAGCTGACTGGACGCTGACAACAGTTAGCGCATTCTCCTCCGCAATTCCGGGCGAAGATACGGTAGAGGCTGACTGTACATCCGTCGCATCAAGGACATGGGTCTGCGTAAGGTCATTGGTGGATACGTTGCTTGCAGACTGAACGTCATCCGCGAGTAAAGCGTTTCCGCTTTCAACTCTGGCAGTAAACTCAGCCCAAGTGACAATAGCCCGCGTGGCAATTTCTATGGCTGGGGAAGATACATTCGAAGCGCTCTGAACATTTGTGGCGTTTGCATTAATGATGCGCCCAAGGTCATTCGTGGAAACGCTAGACGCTGACTGGACGTTTGTGGCGTTCAGGTTCCTGACAACAACAAGATCATTTGTGCTGACCGAAGAGGCGCTTTGAACATCCGTTACAGTGAGTGTGTTCTCTTCTGAGAGGTCTGGCGCGCTGACATTAGATGCACTCTGCACCGAGGTGGCGCTGAGATTATGCGTCTGCGCAATGCTTGGCGAAGACACGGAAGAAGCTGACGCTGAACCAGTGGGGGCAAGGTTCCTGACAACAACAAGATCATTTGTGCTGACCGAAGAGGCGCTTTGAACATCCGTTACAGTGAGCGTCTCCAGCCCGCTGTTCCAAGGGCCTGCACTCCAACCTAATCTTCCCCAACCGATGGTGGCCATTTATGCCTCCTACGGCGCGTTTGCGTCAAATTCTAGGCGAAGGTCTGCGTAGTTTGTTATGGCACTGACCTGCCCAGCGGAGAGCGTCTGGACCGCCTGAACCACGGTCCCTGTGATATTGCTGTGGGTCCACGTTGCGACAACTGTTGATGCCCCCTGCTTGAGCCGCACAACAAGATCAAGTTGCTGCACACCAGCAGCGTCCAGTTCCTTGTAGTATCGGTATTGAACTTTGTGGTCTGACGCGATGTCAACTGCGCCACTTGGGTTGGTCAGGGTAAACCGGGCAACGCTCGACTGCGGGCTAAGTTCGCTTTGCACGTAGTCGCTGTCATTGAACGGGTCTTCATCAATGGACTGGAATAAGTTTGTGCTTCCGCCAAGGTCGGTCGTCCAGCTTCCAACAACATCGTCCCCGTCTGGTGGCAAGCGTTCAATGTCTTGTGACAAAGCCGTTGTGCTGACAGCAGATGCCGACTGCACATTTGTAGCGGTAAAGACATATGTCTGCGTAGTTACTGGAGAGGATACATTGGACGCACTCTGGACCGAAGTAGCGGAGCCAAGAGCAGAGTTTGCCACAAGGGTTGGATTGGAAACATTACTGGCAGACTGAGCGCTCGTTGCCGCGCCAATGATATGCGTCTGAATAATCGCTGCATCGCTTACGGTGGAAGCGCTTTGGACATTTGTGGCGTCGAGGATATGGGTCTGCAGTATTGCCGTGGTGCTGACGGTGGACGCTGACTGAACATTTGTTGCGTCGAGTATGCGCGTTATGACAGCCGCTGGGGATGAGACCGCAGAAGCCGAAGATACGTTGTCGGCAAGAAGGGTGTTTACTGGAGCAGATGGACTGACCTGCGTGGTCGCAGTGTATGTATCCAGCGCCGTGGCAGGCGGCGTAGTGCCATCATCCCATATAACCCTGAACTCAAAGTTCTGCCCACCGACAGCAGCAAACTCCAAGACCCATTCGACTTCGTACTCGTCAGAGCCACCTGTCGCGGTCAGGGTGTTTGTTGGTGCCGTCGATCCAGCGTCAACGTAGCTGAACTCACCATCGTTGAATGTGCCAGCGCCGATCTGTTGCGTCGTGGTGGCCCCGTCCGTAACGCTCGCCGTGGAGACAGCAGTGAAGGCAGCATTGCCGCTGGTAATGGCGGTCCATGCCCCGAAGGACGTGCCGCCCGCAGCATCAACGCGGAACTCAAGGCCAAAAACTGGTGTCTCAGCAACAGTGGAGCCAGCCGTTTCTTGGATCAGGTAACGCAGTCTGTACTGGGTGTTTGTATCTAGGGTCGTTGGGTTTGAACCCGTTGTCCCGATCTGGTTCGTGCCTTCGCCGCCAGCATCTGTGTACCAAGCAAAGGTCTGTTGGTTCCATACGGCTACTTGGTGAGTCATGACTTACCCCCGATAGGGAAGTCAGGATCGTTGTTGGCGAGGATCATAAGTTCCTCCCAATCCCGACGACAGACCGTGCGGCCCATCTTGTAGGCTTTAACTTTGTTTCTCAGAAGCCTGTCGAACAGTCCGGTATAGGACATTCCCCACCACTGATCGACATCATCGTCCCAGTTATAGTGGTCCCAGCCATGCATGATGTACCGCTTGCCAGTCTCATCCCAGCCAACAGCACAAATGAAACCCTGCGACGGAGCATCTTCAGGCGAACCTTGGTCGCTGTCAAAGGTGCTTTTATCGTCGTAGTATATGCGCCAGTCTGGCATGATTGCCTCTTTTCGTCTTTATGCACTCTCCACTGCGAAGAACATGCTACCGTCATACCTGAAGGTTTGCCCCCAAGGGCAGAGATAATTTATCTTGTATTCCAAGACGTATTGTCCAGCAGCGAGATTTTCTGTGGCGTACACAACGTCAATGGATGTCGATCCAGTTTCTCCACCGCTCCATATCTGACCCGCAAGCGCGTATTCCTTGCCAGTATCCATATGAGTGGCCTTGCGCACCGATACGATTGGGCAGTCATCGCGAACCTTCTCACGTATCGCATGCCCTATAAGGCGCGTACCCTCAAAGATTGGTGAGTTCAGCGGGGTAATGCTGAGACCAATCAAGGGTGGCCTCGTGTCTACCGCAAACGTGAAAATCAAGGCACCAATGCCAAGAGACGCAAGTGACCCGGAGAGGGTTGTTAAAGCAATTCCCCAATACTTACTCATGGGATATGCCCCTTTGTAAAGACGTTCCACAAGTAAGTCATTGTGCCGATAAGGATGCCCCCAAGCGCGACAACAGCAGAGCGAAGACGAGATTGATCCTGCTTGCGCAGTTCTTCAACCCCATCTTGCAAATGCCGCGTTCTATCACGAAGGTCTTCTACAGACCTCTTGAGTAACGCAAACTCAACGTCTTCAACGGTCATCTACCATCCACCTCGCTCCAGAAATTAGGTGGCGTCTCTGATGTAGATGGAGATTGCATCAAGAGTGAAGGTGTTGCCGTTTGTGACAGCCTGTGAGCCAGTAAGCTGACCAGCAGCGAGAAGTGCTGTGCCTGTGACGTAGCTGACGCCCCAAGAGTCTGCCGTGCCTGTGCCTGTGACAGTACCTGACGTGATGGCGTCGATGACTGCGCGGCGGCCACTGCCTGTGTCTGCATCTACAGGGCCAGTCGTGGTAATCGTGGTCTCGTTGCCAAGCGTGTTGGTCACGGTCGCCAGCGTGTAGGTTGTCGGCTCTGCGCTGCAGATATCAACGCGGTCAGCGTTGGTTGTGATGTACGACAAGCCGCTGTCGAATACGATGTCTGCGATAAATGCCATTTTAATTCGCCTCCTAAGCGATACGGATGATTGCGTTTGTGGCGTCTGCCACGGGGAACTGAACGGTGAAGTCGCTTGCGCTGGATGACTTGTCCGTACCAAAGTCGAGAACCAAAACACTTTCTGTCGTGCCAGCGCCCCCGCCTGTTGTCGTGTTGTAGATCAGCGCACCCCTTGCGGTGACTGTCGATCCACTCCACGTCTCGTCTGCCCAGTCTACCAGCGCTGTGGTGCCGGACGAAGAGATGCCGTTGTTTGTTAGGGCCGCTCCCCCAGCCGTATAAGCAGTGCCGACAACCTCAGCCGTAGCCGTGTAATCAGTCGTGGTCGCATTCAGGACAGCCGAGGACGTGTACAAGGCCATCTTAAACGTGTGACCGCCAGACCCAAAATCGTGCTGGGCCGCAAGGAGTTCGCTCTTGAAAGATGTTGTGAGGGCCTGTGAGATTGCCACGTTACAGCTTCCTTATTGCTTCTGCGAGATCAGGATGTCCCGCATCTTTCAGCGCATTGTACACAGTTGTGCGGTCAGAATTAACCGATTTCTTCATGTACTCCAGAATGACTGACTGCATCCTGCTTTTGAACTGAGTCGCTTGTTCGTGAATGACAGGGTGAGCCGTCTTCGAAACATGCATGATGCTGTTCGCGCACATCTCTGCCATCTGCTCAGGAGAGTGTCCCCGGTTAGGCTCCGCCGTGTAGACGTTGACGCTGAAGTCTTTTGCAAGTTCCATGTAACTTATACCTCCGCCCTGATGTTGCCTTCACGGTACTCATCGCGGCGTATGCGCACCATGCCAAGGGCCGTCAGGTTGTCCAAGGCTTGCTTATAGCTTGCGCGGTATTCCTGCATCAGGTCAGGGTCACCCTTCAAGAAGAGATACCCTTCAACCATTGAGGCATAAAGCAAAGCGCCCTCAGCGTTGTCGCCAAGCCAAGACGTGCTGGCCGTGACAATGCTTGGGGGGTCGTAGTAATAATGGATCGTGGCCGCGTACCCGCTGTCAGGGGTAGGCCCGACAATGAAGCAGTCATCATTGAAGTGGGCATAGTATTTTGGGACGCCCTCTACGTTCTGCGGATAAGCCTCGTAAATGAAGCTGATATCCTTCATCTGCATCATCTCTTCATCAGTCCCATCATTGACGGATACGGAAATGGTGGAAAGGTAATCGCTCGGCTTGCTCAAGTAGCGGGCAGAGCCAGTGAATGTGCCTGACGCATTCCTGCGCAGTTCCGGGACATAGACGCTGCGGAAAATATTCTCTTCAGCGCGCAGCACAAAGTTCGGGATGTTCGCAACAAATGTCGTCTCGTCCGTCTCAAGGTTGTCCTGAAGTTGCTGCGTCAGTTCTGCGTAGTTCATACGATGACCCCAACTCTACCTGTAAGCGCTTGGAGATAGTTCGCTGAGTTGCCGACAGGCGTCCAACCAAACAGACTTTCGATTGTTGTGTCTGGCCGCGGATCATCAAGCGACTGAGGATCGTCAGTCCTTGCGCGGTCAAGATGGTTCTGTGGATGATCTGGATCAACCACATCCTTGCCGACGCGCAGACCGTTCGGCACCCCGTTATCAATCTCGTAGACCAAGTCCTTGAGCGGATACCGGAAGCCCGTTCTGTCACAGAACCCAAAAGCCCTCTTGCCCTTTGCAAATGCGCTCATCCGATCACCTGCGCCAAGTAGCCCTGAATTTCAGCGAAAACTTCTGCCGTGCTTGTGTTTGATTTCGCAACAACGCGAACATCGTGGTTTTTGGGAACGATGGCTAGAGGCTCGAACCTAAAAGCCACGCCGTTCTGCCCTATGTTGACAACAATGTTGCGCCCGAATGGACGCCAAACGCCCCCGTTAACAATGTCACGGGCCTCAATCCTGAACGTCACACGGTTGGCCGAGCCGCCTGCGTCACCTATGCCAACCTCAACATCGGTAACAAGCCAATAATCTGTCGCGCTGATCGACGTGGCGCATTTTTCCGACTGCACGAATGTTGGCGCAATTATGCACTTGGTCGCCGCAGCCGTATTGGGAACGCCCGACGCTACGCCGTCCGTGTTGTCGTAGGCGCTAATTGTCCCGACCGCCGCAGCCTGTGGGCTGTTGAACGTGCCGGACGCCTTTATAAACATCCGGTTGCATCGCGCCAGCGGGGTTGAAAGTGTCGCCTCGGTCGTTCCTGTCAGCGTTACATCCTGTCCGGCAAACGTCAGGTTGCCGGACCCGTCAATGGTGTGGCCCTCTATTCGTATCGTCTGCGTGTCGCTGCCGCTGGTCGAAACCACGCTGTCGATCAGGTTTGTGGAAACAAAGGTTTCGTTCCCAACCGCGCCCTGAAACTGCGCCACTGTCTCGTAGTCAGTTCCAACGGTTGTGTTTGTTCCGAATTTGTTTAGGGATTTCGCCTTGGAGATAACATCCACAACGTCATTGTAGTTCCCGCGGATTTCGTTCATCGCCTGAATGAGGCGATAATCCATCACGGCCTGTGGGAGGGAAAGAACTCTGCTCATGGTGTGTTTGCCCTCATGCTGATGATCCAAGATGAACTGTCTTGATCCTCTTCAGCCGCAAGCTTGTACTGCTGCTCATATTCCTGCTTGAGGACGGGGATCATTTGCCGCGCCTCAGGCTTCTTCATCGCTACGTGGTAGGCCAGCCCGGAGACAAGCGCCGGAACAAAGCGAGGAGGGATGTCAGCGCTTCCAGCGATGCCCTTCACAAGCCCGTCAATTCCTTTCAGCCTGTGGTAAGCAATGGAATATGTGCTGCTGTCTGGGGTTGGCCAGAGATAGAGATCAACCTGACTTGCCTGCCGATCCACGTAAATCATGGTCGGCCTGCCCTGAGAGTTTTTGTTTGTCTGCTTCGCATACGTCGAGACAGATGCCCGACGCATGTTGTAATCTGTTTGGTTGGTTCCGGTGCCTGTACGCAGTTGATGCTCAATCAGATCAATCGTGTCCGCTGGCATCGTGTAAGACGCAGTCCCCGCCGTCAAGGCGAGGGTGCCGCTGTCTACCGTGAAGAGGTTCAGGCCACGGTTCTGCCACTCAAGCTGAAGAAGGTTGAGGCTTCGGCGCACCGTCTTTAGATCGTAGCCAGACCGCATCGTGAGACCGGCCCGTTCAAAGGCTTCCTCAAAAAGTTCCGACAGGTCTGGTGTTACAACTGCCATCTATCAGCACATCTTCCCGCGGGTCTTGCCACGCTGAGCGATGCCGTCAATGCTGCCGCCCTTGGCATATCCACGCATCTTCTGGCCCATGTCAGAGCCTCGGCCAGCAGACTTCTGGGCAGCCATTGCCATGCCCTTGTCAGCGCCTGTACGGGCCTGCACACGCTTGCCTGCGCCTGCTGCAGCGGACGAGCGCCCAGCGGACTTGTCAGCCGCCATTGCGGTTCCCTTTGCGCGGCCAGCGCCGCCACTCATCTGCTTCGACATATTGCTTCGGTTCATCATCTTCATCCTTTTCTTGGCTTAAATTAGCCGTAGAACACAGTGACTGCTACAGCCTGATCGAACTCAACGTAAACGCTGGTTTCGCATCGCAAGCCATTTTCTGGTATCTCAACTGTGTTCGCTGCAGTTGCGTCGGCTGGAGTATCAACCGTTGCAAGGATTGCACCTGAGCCACCGCCGTCGCGGATGCTGAGTGTTCCAGCAACAGCGCCAGCAAGGTAGCAAATTTTCTTCACTCGACCGGGGCCAGCGAAGATAGCACCACTAGCAGCGACCCTCGTAGATTTTACATCCGAGTTCATTGGTCATTCCTTATGCGCCAGTTACTACGCCCGTATCCACACGAACCCAGATGGTGCCATTGGAGAATACAAGATTGCCAGTTCCGTTGCCCGTTGTCTCAGATGCGATCAGCGCGTCTGAAGCAAACGCCACGCAGCCAGTGTGGCTTGCTGCTGCTGGGAGGTCTGCGACTGCAAATGTTCCAAGATTTACTGGACCGGAAAAAGTGGTCTTACTCATTTCGTGTTCCTTCTACACAAGGTTTAGGCACACAGTCTGTGTAGCGTCTGGGTGAGCGTCCCAGTCGGCATGCCTCTGATGCTGCTCGCCGTCAGTATAAGTCTCATGAAACTTTTTAGAAAGAGAAAAGAAAGACCCCACCGAAGTGGGGCCAATCTTAGCCTGAGGCTACTCGTCAGCAGGTGGGTTCTTGCCAGAGCCGCCAGCGGCTGCGTCGTCAAAGTTGTGACGATCAGACGCTGTATCACCCGGCGAGTTGTTGCCCTGATGGTTGTCGCCAGTGCCATGCCACGCATCAACGTGATCGGCCTTGCCTACGCCAGCAGGCTTGCCGCTCGCGTTCGCGGCTATAGCCAGCCCCAGCACAATCAAAGTTGCATAGAAGTATTTCATCTTTTTCCCTTTCATGTTTCGGAGCCGGAAGCCTAGCACGG